GGGCAGCCGTACCTCGTGGGCGAACGTGGCCCCGAGCTGTTCATGCCGGGCCGCAGCGGCGGCATCGCACCAGCTGACAGCTTCGGCGGCATGGGTAACATCGTCGTCAACGTAGACGCCAGCGGCTCCAGCGTTGAAGGTGACACCGCGCAAGGCAATAGGCTGGGGCAGGTGATCGGTGCTGCAGTGCGGCAAGAATTGATCAATCAAAAGCGCCCTGGAGGCTTGCTCGCATAATGGCTACATTCCCCGCCATCACCGCCAGCTACGGCGCGCAAAAATCAAGCAAGCCGAAGATGCGCATGACGCAGTTCGGCGATGGCTACGAGCAGCGTACAAGGTTTGGCCTCAATCAAAACCCGAAAGAATGGAGCTTGACCTGGCAGAACATCACCGAAGCCAATGCAGATACAATCGAAGCATTCTTAGATGCTCGCGCTGCTGATGGCGCTAGTTTTGACTGGACACCACCCGACAGCGCAACATCCTACAAATGGGTATGTCAGCAGTGGGATAAGACCATCCCATACACCGGACGCGCAACGATCACCGCAACATTTAGGCAGGTATTTGAGCCGTGACCGTACCAGTCTCTGATCTACAGGCCATTGCGCCTAGCGCCATCATCGAGCTGTTTGAGCTTGAGCTAAATACCACGCAGCATGGTGTAGAGCAAACATACTTCTTTCATGCTGGCAGCTCGCTAAATGCCAACGGCGAAGTTGTATGGAACGGCAATACCTACCTGCGGTTTCCAGTCGAAGCGACAGGATTTGAGTACAGCGGCAACGGCCAGCTGCCACGCCCTAAGGTGCGTGTTAGTAACATCATGGGCACAATCACCGCGCTACTGCTCAGCCTGCCAAGCGGTCTAGAAGGTGCCAAGTTTACGCGGGTGCGCACGCTAGCACGTTACATCGACGGCGCCAACTTCCCAGGCAATACCAACCCATACGGCACGCCAGATCCGACCGCTGAGCTGCCACGTGAAATCTTCTACGTTGATCGCAAAGTAGTTGAAACACGCGACGTTGTAGAGTTTGAACTGGCAGCAGCATTTGACCTGGCAGGTATTCGCGCACCGAAGCGGCAGTGCATTGCTAACGTATGCCAATGGGTCTATAAATCCGTCGAGTGTGGTTACACCGGCGGCCTGCCAACATGCGACAAGACCCTAGCAGCGTGCAAGGCGCATTTCGGTGCCTACGCTGAGTTGCCATTTGGTTCATTCCCTGGCGTGGGGTCATTCAGCGCATGACATGGCAAGACACTGCACTGCAGCACGCACAGACCGAGGATCCCCGCGAGGCGTGCGGCCTGCTGGTGGTCGTCAAGGGTCGCCGCCGCTATTGGCCATGCCGCAACCTGTCAACCGAAGCCGATCAGTTCATTCTTGATCCCGAGGATTACGCCGCCGCCGACGATGCCGGTGAGATTGTTGCTGTGGTGCATAGCCACCCGACATTGCCACCGGTGCCGAGCGCTGCAGACCTCGCTGGTATCGAGCGCTCCGGGCTGCCGTGGTACATCGTCAACCCCAAAACCGGCGCATGGAGCGCAGAGCTGCGTCCGACCGGCTACAGGCCGCCGCTGATCGGCAGGCCATGGGTGTGGGCATTGATGGACTGCTGGACGCTTGCGCGTGATTGGTACGCCGAGCACGGCCTAGTGCTACGGGACTGGGAGCGCCCCATTACGCCGGAAGCGTTCAACGCTGATCCGATGTTTGATCGCTGCTGGAAGGAAACCGGCTTCCGCGAGCTGGAAGAAGATGAAGCGCTCCAGCCTGGCGACTTGTTATTCATGGCAATCGAAAGCGACAAGTTAAATCATGTCGGTGTGTATGTCGGTGATCAGTTGGTACTGCACCACCTACGCGGACGCCTTAGCAGTCGTGATCTCTACGGCGGTTGGCTGATGAAATGCACCGGCCGCAGGCTGCGGCATTACGATGTAGGCAGGCTCAGGCTTCGGTAATGCTGCGCAAGATCCGCGTTTATGGCCGACTGGCCAAGTTCCTTGGGCAGCGCACCTTTGAGGCGGCAGTTGATAGCGCAGCTGAAGCTGTGCGCTTTTTGGCGGCCAACTTTCCCGGCCTAGAGCAGCACATGGCAGACCAGCACTACCGCGTCAGTGTCGGCACTTATGACCTCGGCGAGGATGAACTAGCGGACCCGGTAGGGCAACAGGCAATCAAGATCATGCCGGTGATTGGTGGTGCTGGCAGTGGCGTTGGCAAGATCATTGCAGGAGTGGCGCTGATAGCCAGTGCATTTTTTACAGGTGGCGCCACCATCGGATTGTTTGGACTTGCTGCACCATTGGCGGTCAGCACAGTGCTAGCTGGTGTTGGTGTCGGCCTTGCACTTAGCGGCGTCTCCCAGCTGCTCACGCCAACACCACGCCTAACGGCACCGGGCACAAGCGGCAACCGAGAAGCGGACCCACGCGAAAGCTTTAGCTTTAGCGGTATTCAAAACACCAGCCGGCAAGGTTTGCCAGTGCCAATTGTCTACGGTGAAACCGTCGTCGGCAGCATTGTAATCAGCGCCGGCATCGACACAGTACGGGTGCGCGGCTGATGGGCAAGCTTATCTCTGGTGCTGGTGGCACCGTATTGCCAAGTGTTGGCCGCACAGTACAAGAACAGCGCACGCCAACCGTTGCGCAAGATAGCCTAGATTCACGGCAGTATGTCACCATCGTTGATCTCATCAGCGAAGGCGAGATTCAAGGATTGAAGAATGGGCTCAACTCCGTTTTTCTAAACGACACGCCATTTGCAAACGCAGATGGTTCCTATAACTTCTCCGGTGCGTCCATCGCCACCACTACCGGCACGCAAAATCAAGCATCCATTCCGTTTGCATCTGATGTAGAGGAGGAGGTAGCAGTCGGTATTGAGGTGCAGTACGGCACACCAGTAACGCGGCAGATCACAGATCCGAACGTCAATGCAGTAAGGGTTACGCTAACCATTCCACAGCTGCAGCAAAGCCTAAAGGATGGCGATGTAGCAGGTTTGTCTGTTACCTATTCGATTGAGGTGCAGTACAACGGCGGCGGCTTCTCCACAGCAATCACTGATTCAATCTCAGGCCGTACATCCGATCCATTTCAGACGGAATACATCATCAACCTAAGCGCTGGATTCACCACCGCTGACATCCGCGTAACGCGCATCTCGATTTCAGATTTCAGCCGCGTACAAACAGACCCTAATGTAGTCGAATCATCTAGTGCGTTTCAGTGGACATCATACACGGAGATCATCTACGCCAAACTGCGTTACCCAAATAGCGCGTTGGTAGCATTGCGGCTTGATGCAGAGCAGTTCAGCAGCATACCAACGCGCAGCTATCGCATCCGTGGGATCAAGGTACGCATACCAAACAATGCGACCGTAGATAGTACAACCGGCCGATTGATCTACAACGGCGTCTGGAATGGCACGTTCGGCGCCGCGCAATGGTGCAGTGATCCAGCCTGGGTGCTCTTTGACCTGCTCACCAATACACGCTACGGCTTCGGTGATTACATCGCAGAAGCGCAGCTGGACAAATGGGCCTTTTACTCCGCCTCGCAATACGCTAGCGAGATAGTTCCTAACGGCTTCGGCGGTACTGAGCCGCGCTTTAGTTGTAACGTCAACATCCAAACGCAGACCGAAGCGTATAAGCTAATCAACGACCTTTGCAGCGTTATGCGCGTCATGCCCTACTGGGGATCTGGCACGCTCACGATCAAGCAAGACAAGCCAGCTGATAGCGCATATCTGTTCACGCTGGCTAATGTCACAGAAGAAGGCTTTAGCTATCAAGGTAGCAGCCGTAAGGTACGCCCTACTGTTGCTGTGGTCAGTTACCTTGACCTCGAAACACGCGAGAAGGCTTATGAAGTAGTCGAAGACCAAGAAGGCATCATTAAATACGGCGTTGTCAAGGAAAACGTAGATGCTTTCGCTTGCACCAGTCGCGGGCAAGCGCATCGCCTAGGTGAGTGGCTACTCTACTCCGAGCGCTACGAATCTGAGGTGATCAGCTTCACCACCAGCATCGACGCCGGTGTAGTTGTGCGCCCTGGCCAAGTCATTGAGGTGTCAGATCCATTGCGGGCTGGCGTACGTCGCGGTGGACGCATTGCAGCGGCCACTACTACTACACTGACATTAGACGACGCAACTGGCATACCAACACAGGGCGGCACATTTTCGGTCATCATGCCGAATGGAACAGTGGAAACGGTGTATGTAGCAGATGTTTCGCTCGCTCCTACTTATACCGTATCTCCAGCATTTAGTGTTGCCCCAAATGCAAATAGCGTATGGGTGCATCAAAGTACAAGCATCCAAACTTCAACGTGGCGGGTTCTGTCTGTCACTGAATCCGACGAAGGGCATCAATACAGCGTCACCGCACTGGCCTATAACGCCAGCAAGTACAACTACGTCGAGCGTGATGTGCCGTTGCAACAGCGCGACATCACAGACCTAAACATCATCCCACCGGCACCAGTTGACCTCACTGGAGTTGAGATACTGTATGACGCTGGTGGTATCGCAAAAGCCAAGCTAGTGCTTAGCTGGCGATCTGTCACTGGCGTCACGCAGTACAAAGTACAGTGGCGAAAAGACAACAATAACTGGAATAGCAATACGGTAAATAGTCCAGATTATGAGATCCTGGATACCATGCCAGGTGTCTACACGGTGCGCGTTTACAGCCTCAGCGCGGCGTTGCTGCCGTCCGTACAGCCGGCGCAGTTGACAAAGCCAACGCTCGGCAAGACGGCGCCACCTGTCGCCGTAACCGGCCTTTCGCTGATACCAATTGACGATGCCAGCGCTGTTATCAGCTGGGATCGCTCCACCGAGCTTGATGTGCTCCTCGGCGGCAAGGTGCTGATCCGCCACAACGTCGCCAGCACCGGCGCACTGTGGGAAGAAAGCCAAGAGATCGTATCCGCTGCAGCTGGCAGCCAAACGCAAAAGCAAGTGCCGTTGCTAGCTGGTACTTATCTGGTCAAGTTCGAGGATGATGGCGGCAGGCGCTCAGCAACAGCGGCAACCGCTGCCGTTCAACTGCCAGCACCGCAGCCGCGCTTGTTGGTGCAGTCCTATCGCGAGGATCAAGAGACCCCGCCGTTCTCCGGCAACCTTACTGACATGATCTACAGCACAGAGCTGGATGGGCTGATCCTCGCTACCGGCGATCCGGTTGATACATTCGCCACTGATGGCGACTGGGATGCACTCGGCACTATCGACGCCGTTAGCGGTAGCGCTGGCTCCGGTGAATACGAGTTCGGCAGCACCTTCGACCTCGGCGGTGTATTTGACCTTGACATGCGCCGGTATTTCGTCACGCGATCGTACCTGCCAGGTGATCTGATCGACGACAATGCCTCATTGCTGGATTCATGGTCTAGCTTTGATGGCACGTTGCTCGATTACGTCAACGCCGCGCTGTATGTCCGTTCCACCAACGATGATCCCGGCGCATCGCCTACCTGGACGACATGGCGCGAGTTTGCCAATGCCATCACTCGTGGCCGTGCCTTTCAGTTCAAGGCCGTTGCCACCAGCACCAACAGCGCTCAAAACATCGTCATCGACGAACTCGGCTGCGAGCTGGAGCTGCAGCAGCGCAGCGCTAGTGACGGTCCGCTCACGACAACCACTGCTGCCTATACGGTCACATTCGCCAATCGCTTTTATCAGACGCCACAGCTGGGCATCACCGCGTACAACATGGCGACAGGTGACTACTATGTGATCAACAGCCCCACCCGGTCCGGGTTCTCGATCACCTTCTACAACGCATCCAATAGCATGATCTCGCGTCAGTTCAGCTACACTGCCATCGGCTACGGCCGGGAGATCGTCTGATGGCGCAACACGACTACATCATCGCCAACCAGTCCGGCGCGAGCTTTCGGGCTGACCTGAACAACGGCCTGGCGGCAGCGGTAAGCCAGAACAGCGGCGCCGCAGAGCCAAGCACCACTTACGCCTACATGCCATGGGCGGATACAACCACAGGGCTTTACAAAATCCGCAATGGTGCCAACTCGGCATGGATCCCGCTTTACAAACTTGATGGCACCGGCTTCTCGGTAGCTAATGGCACGGCCGCTGCGCCATCAATTTTCTTCCGTGATAGCGGCACTGATACTGGCATCTACAGCAGCGGCACCGATGCGGTAGACATCGCCACTGCAGGCGTCCGCCGCGTTGGCGTCAGCAGTGCTGGTGATGTCACCATCTACGGCCAAGGTGATTTGCGCCTTGCTGATAACGATTCCAGCAACTATGTCGGCCTGCAAGCGCCATCAACTGTTAGCAGCAACGTTGTATTCACGCTGCCTAGTGCTGATGGCACGGCAAGGCAATCGCTTGTTACAGATGGTGCTGCTGCGCTGTCATTTGCTAATCGCTCAGAGCTTGTTCTCGCAACTTCTCTCGTTGCCACTGGCAGCAACACCGTTTTTGACTTCACCAGTATTCCATCATGGGTGAAGCGCATCACCGTGATGTGCTATCAAGTGTCAACTACAATCTCTGGCAGCCTCTACGTTCAGATCGGCTCGGGATCTTTCCAAGCTACCGGCTACTCCTCAACATACTGGTATGCCTCAACCGGATCAGGTATCTCGTCAGATGCGTTCGTGCTATCCGGCACCAATAGCAGCTATTACCATGATCTGACGTGTACGCTCACCCTTGTAGGCAGCAACAAGTGGATGCTAAGCGGCATGGCGAATATATTGCTCGCAACCAACGTCGGCGCTCAAACGATCGGCAGCGTTGATCTTTCCGGCACGCTTGATCGCTTGCGTTTTGCGACCAATGCCGGCGTTTTTGATGCTGGCACCATCAACATTCTCTACGAGGGCTGATCATGAACCGCATCGTCGTTGATGTGATCACTGGTGAGCAGCGCATCATTCCGCTGACGCCCGAGGAGATCGCAGAGCTGCAGAAGCAGCGGCAGCCTGAACCAACTGAAGCAGAGCAGCGCAGTAGACGCTTAACTGCATTCCGCGATGAAGCGGACCCACTGCTGTTCAAAGCCCAACGCAGCGAAGCCACCATGGAAGAATGGCAGGCGAAGGTCGAGGAGATCCGCGCCCGTTACCCCTACCCCGCAAGCTGATGGCCGTCAAATCCAAGACCGGCACCGGCAAGATCGACCACCAACCCGGTCCGCCGAAGCTCACTCGCCAAGGGCAAGGCCGTCGCTCCAAGCCAAGCCACAACCGCAAAAAGCTACGCGGCCAAGGTCGCTAATCTGGTTTGTAGTCACGGCAACGCGCCATGATCGAAAGCTTGATCGTTGGCGTCGTATGCCTGATCGCTGGTGGTATCGGCAGCAAAGCGACACGCTGGGTAGACCAGCGCGGCAGCGAAGATGAAACCGCCAAGCTATCGATCGTCAAGCTAACAAGCGGCGTTGAACACATCGCCAATGAGCTAACCGCTATCCGAGAGGACATGCGAACTGATCGCCGTGAGCTGTTCGGTCGCCTTAGTGACGTTGAGCAGCGCGTGGCTAGGCTGGAAGCAACCGCCGAGGCGCGCCATGACCCTTGATGCCGACTCTGCAGCGATGATCGCTATCGGCGTCGCCGCCGGCAGCGAGATCATCGCCCTGTCGCCTTTGAAAGCAAACAGCTGGGTTCAGCTGGCGCTTCAGGTGGCACGTCTCGTATTCCCCAAGCGCTGATGACAGCCGTTCGCCTCGCTGATCTATTCCGCTACTACAAGGCACTGCCGCATCAGCTGGCGGCCATCACCGAACTGGAGTCGGCCATCCTCGCCGCTGACCCAACGCTGCTGGATCGTGATCAGTCGTGGTTCAAGGTCTGGAGCACCGCCGGCCAGCAGGCTGACCTCGCCGCTGCCATCGCGCTGATCAAGGAGTTCGAGGGCTGCCACCTCAGCGCCTACCCGGATCCGCTCAGCGGCGGCGATCCTTGGACGATCGGCTACGGCTGCACGAGATACAGCGGCGGTGATCCCGTCAAGCGCGGCCACCAGATCACCGTGATCGAGGCCGACATGCTGCTCCGCCTTGAGGTGGATCGCATCGCCGATAAACTCCGCGCCACGGTGCCGCACTGGCAGGCCATGAGCGATGCGCAGAAGTCCGCGCTGGTGTCGTTCGCCTACAACCTCGGCATTGGCTTCTACGGCGCCGAGGGATTCGAGACCATCTCACGCTGCCTGCGTGATCGCGACTGGGAGGCAGTGCCGGCAGCGCTTGAGCTGTACCGCAACCCCGGCACACCCGTTGAAGCCGGCCTGCTGCGTCGCCGCAAGGCAGAAGGGCGCCTATGGGGCATCACCCCGCCAGCGCCAGCGGCCAAGGTGACGCCGAACAGCAGCTTCACCACACGCTTGACGCCACACATCACCCTCGGTGAGTTTGCGCTTAACCAACAGGCACGGCGCTTTGATCATCAGCATCAGATCGATACCGCAGCTGAGCTGGCCGCTTTCATGGAACGCGCCCGCACTGCATTCGGCGGCAAGCCGGTCATCATCACCAGCGGCTACAGGCCAGCAGCGATCAACAGCGCCGTCGGTGGCGCCAGCGGTAGCGAGCACCTCTACGATGCGCCCGGCGTCGGTGCTGTGGACTTCTACATTGACGGTGCAGACATCTACAAGCTGCAGGACTGGTGCGATAAAAACTGGCCGTACTCCCTCGGCTACGGCGCACCTAAGGGCTTCGTGCATCTCGGCATCCGCACCGGCAGACCTCGCGTCAGGTGGGACTATTGAGGCAATACGTCCTGGAGATTCAATACACCATCGTCGTTGAAAGTGCAGACGATGATCCCGAATCCGTGAGCGATGATTTCATAGCGCGATTGACGGAACTCGCGCCGACGAATGATCACATCCTGGGCCTTTCGGTCCAGACGCTCCCTATCCCTGAACTGCGTGGATCATGCGATTGATGGATCTCGACTCATCCCAAAACGCAGCGCAAAACAGCAGTTTCGGCAGCATATCTTCAACGCATGGCACCATCGCTGTGCATACTGCACCGCACCGGCAGATACCCTAGATCACGTCAAACCGCGCCACAAGGGCGGCGGCACCATCACCAGCAACCTCGTGCCAGCCTGCCAAGGCTGCAACCGTAGCAAGGGTAGCGAGGACTGGCTGAGCTGGTATCAACGGCAGCGGTCATTTTCCACGGTGCAGCTAGCCTTGATCCAGGATTGGCTGATGCAATGATTGATGGCAGCTGGATGGTGGTTGACCTCACACTAGAGGAGCGCCTCACGATCGAAAGCCGCGCACGCTCTGTACTTGGCAATCACAACCCAGCTGATGTTGCTAAGTTATGCGCTCAGCTGATCAGGCAAAATGCCATCCAAGAGCGGTTGATTGCGCAAGCGACAAAGCGCATCGCGGAACATGAACTAGCGTTGATGTTTAAGCCGAAGCCGCGCTCATGGTGGAGGCGCTTGATTGGAGCATAAACCGCAACTTGCGCTCTGCTTTTCTGATTCGCAGCTTGATGGTTTCACGGCTGACGCCATGCTGATTGGCGATCTCGCGGTAGGCGTGCTCACCATCGCAGCCGATGCCATAGCGTTTTGATATGAGCTCCCTATCCTCATCCGTCATGTGAAAAAAAGCTAGGCTCAACTGCTCGCTGCGTTCTGTTTGCTCGGCCGCGTCATAATCAGAGCCTAGATAACGTTCATCGGCGATTAGGTCAATCAGCGGTGTGCCATCTTCCTTGGCAAGCTGATCTAGGCTACGTGGCGCCACATTACGCGCCATCAGCATTGTCAGCTCCTCGGTTGATACTTCCATCATTTCGGCAAGTTCAGCAATACTGGCTGAGCGGTTATTTTCTTTCGTAAACTGCTCCTGCATCTTGACGGCTTTATAGAGCTTCTCCAGTCCATGTTGCGGTACACGAATGGCACGCTCCTGCGTGTCAATCGCACGGGTGATCGCCTGGCGGATCCACCAGTACGCATAGGTGCTGAACTTATAGCCCTTGGTGCCATCAAATAACTCAGCGGCGCGATGCAGGCCGATGTTACCCTCCTGGATGATGTCCATCAGCTCCATGTGGCCGCCGTTAAGGCGCCGCAGGTAGCGTTTGGCGATATGCACCACCAGCCGCAGGTTGGCATTGACGATCGCATTACGTGCCTTCATGCCACGCTTGATAATCCGCCGTTGCTGTGGTGTTGGATCCGTAATTCCTTCCACCTCGCGCATGGCTTGCACTTGGCGCGATAGCTGGATCTCCTGCTCTGGTGACAGCAGCGGGTAGCGCCCGGCGGTGTTCAGGTATTCCTTGAGTGATGAATCAGTCATGGTGCGAGACGTGCTTTGTGAAGGCGGGTGAGTTCATACCATCCGGCAACCTCAGGCGCCCATGCCTGCAGGTGCGGCCACAGTAGCGTGCAAAGCTGCTGTATTTCAAGCTGTGCATCACGCTTTGCCCGTAGATCCATGAAATGCAACAATGCCCGCAGTGAGAAGCTCACCACAAAATGCTGCCGAATATCAAATGGCAGGATGCTACGGGCATGCTCCTCGGCGAAGCCTTGATCCAGTAGTTCCTTGTAGCGACTGGCGGCAACTAGGCAATGCCCCATGTCTAGGCTACGCGCTTGCTCGGTGTATTCATACCGCTTGCCTTGGCGGTCGCTGTAAGCGCCAACCGGTCGCAGGTAGAACACCTCCTCAGGGTTCAGCTTGTACTCCGCCGCCTGGCAGATCCGCTGACCGGTGTAGCGGCCCGACTGAACGTCAAAGCTCACGCCAACGCGGTGCGTGCGCGCCTGTTGCATCACGCTATGTGGAAACCAGCCGACATTGAACGTGATCTGCGGGTGCTCCAGTGGGCCGTAATGGCCGCGTTCACCGGCCAGTAGCTTGCGGACGATCGTATGGCCGCATATGGTTTCATCCGGCAACTGCTCATCAGCCACAAAGCCCTCGGCGTAATCCTGATGCATTGCGGCATAGACGCACCGCTGCGGGTTTGGCGTAGCAGCAATCAGCTCAACACGAAAGAATGGATCGCTCATAGCATTTGATCGAGGTACATTTCAGCCTGCCAGCGATCTTCACACGACCGGCAAATACCATGCGCACAGACGCGGTGATAAATCACCCCGCGCTCATCCTGCAGCACCTCGATGGTGCCGCCGTCGCGCTCTATCCGGTCGAGCAGCACCGTCATGGCAAAATCTTCGACGCTAGCCACAAGCTAAGGCCGCAGACCACGCAGTAGGCGACGGCGAGCAGGGCGAACTGGTGGAGGGTCACTCGCCCACCTCCGGCAGGGCGTGGGCGGGGAGCCAAACATCATCTTGTGCGCATACCTCACGCAACTCCCACGACGGCGGGTAATCAATGTCACAATCGCCACTCGTGTCCACGAATGCACGGGTGCCAGCCCAACACCTCCCCTCCACATCGCACTCCCCCGGCCCCGGCAACCGCTCACTCACAGCCACCGGCACCACCACCCGCCGCTGCAGCAGCTCGGCGGCGCGGAGGATGCTCTGGGCGTGCTTGTCCCAGCCCATCGCGGCGGCGCCGTTCGCCGCTTCGATCAGCTGGCCAGTCAACTCCGCCACCTCCCCATCGGCTGGGGGTGCGGGCGCAGTCGGTTTATCCTTGCCAAGGGCATCCACAAGCCCCGCAATAATGCCGCAAAACTGACGATAAAAATCCTCAATCAAGTGCGGTGTCAATGGTCGGTCTGTTGCAGTTGACAATACATACAGGCATTCACTTTCTGCTGTCGCCACCGCATCTGCTATAGGTAGCGGCGCAGCCGTCTCCTCTGCCGGGGCGGCGCGGGCTTCTGCATCAATGTGAGGCGGCACCGAGTTGCCCGTCTGGTGCGCGTGGACGTAGATGGCCAGCAGGTGCCTGAGGTCAGTGGTCACTTGTCCAGCTCCTTGACGAGTTTTTTAAGTGCCTTGAACTCACCCCAGCTAAGACGAATGGTCTGTTCAGCATGAGTGCTCAGGTGCGCATCAAAGCCTTCGCCGTTGTGCCATAGGCTGACCTCGATGAAGTCATGCGGCTTGGCGAGGTGATCAAACTCGCGCAGCTCCGCAAAGGCCGCGTCGAGCTTGTAGGTGGTGATTTTGGTGGTCATTGGTTCTCTAGCTCGGTGGCGATGGCATTGAGCTTCAGGTAATCGGCAATGCTGTAAAGAAAGGTTTTTGAGTGATACGCGGACATCTGATCCGCAGCAGCACGAAGGGCGGCGGCAGCAACGGCGCGGGCTGGTGGTTCACCACCATGCTCTTGGTAGATGTGCGTCACTGCGATCATCACCTGCGCTTGGGGGCTCAGCTCAGTCATTGTTCTCCAGCTCCTGCAGCCGCTCAAGGGCGCGGCGGATGGTGTCATCAACCAAGTCGCCGCCGTAGGTCGCCTTGACGACAGTCTCGATCCCATTGAGCTGTTCCAGCGCCTCCTCCGCCAGGCTCGGCGGCTTGGGGCGCATGGCGGCGCGGAGTTCAGCCGCCGTTTCGTCCCAGTTGTCGCAGCAGGTGTTGTCAAGCCAATCGCAGCACGCCTCCAGCTGGGCATCAGCGCCCCAGCGGGCGGCTTGGGTGGCGATGTAGTGGTAGAAAGGGCCGCGCTGGTTGTCCGCTTCGTCCTCCCACTGCTTGAACAGCTCCAGCGGCGGGGTGATGGGGTGTGTTTTATCCGTCATTGGTGTACTCAATAAAGTGAAGACAATCCTCAACGCCTTCGATGTTGAGGTTCCGCGCCAAGCTCAGCGTCGTGTTCTCGGGGAGGTCACGGTGCCTGGCGCAGCGGTCGCGGTAGGGGCATCGAGGCGTTTCGCCCATACAGCGGGTGTAATCGCGGGGTAGCATGTGGTCTCCATTGTTAATTCAGTGGGCAGTCCGTTGCGGCCGGCAGCGGTGAGGCGGGTTAGGCGCGTGAGCCACCGCCACCGGTCAACCATTTACCCCAGGCTGGCCTGCACGGTGCTGTCGCCGTTGTAGCGGCCAGTCACGGCATAGTTGCGTTGGGGCGTGGCGGCCATCTGGTGAAACACCATCTGGCCGATGCGCATGCCCGGCCACAGGGCGACCGGGTGCAGCTGGCGGCTGTTGTGCAGTTCAAGGGTGAGCACGCTGCCATGCCAGCCGGGATCGCAGTAGCCCGCCATGAGGTGTTCGAGCCCGCTCCTGGCGCGGCTGCTCTTCAGCATGAACTGCGCGGCAATGTCATCCGGCAGGTGGAACGTCTCGACCGTGCAGGCCAGCACGAACTGACCCGGCCGCAGCAGGTAGGGGTTCTGCTCCGTGTGGCCGGCGAGTGGGTAGGGCACCAGCTCCAGGCCCTCGGCGGACTCGATCAGCAGCGTGTCGCCGAGGCGCACATCTAGCGACGCCGGGTTGACCAACGCTGGATCAAAGGGGCTCGCCATGCCGCCCTGGCAGCGGGCGGTGATCTGCCAGTCAGAGAGGATCATCGGTCGAAGCTCCGCATGGCGGCGTGAGCGTAGCCGGCGATGTCCTCCCAGTGCTGGCGATCGTGAGGGTCAGCGCCCGAGAGGATGCGGCCGATCTTGTGGGCGATCATGTCCAGGGCCTCTTGGCCTCCAGCGGACAAGCGCCCCCAGCCTGGCCGAATGTGCATAGACAACTTGAGGGGTTGCGACACGATGCCCACGGCTTCGACGCCGCCGTGTTGATCGTCGCGGTTGGGGATTTCCATCAGAACGCCACCTCATCAACACCGCCAGCAGCAGCGCGGGGCAGAAACTCAAACCGGCCAACGCGCAAGGCGTGCTTGCTGCGCTTCTCGCCGGTTGCCTTGTCGTTCCATTCCTGGCGGCTAACAGTGCCGCTCACGAGGATGCTGTCACCCTTGCCGAGCTTGTCGTAGATCACCTCAGCGGACTTGCCCCATACCTCAACGTCGATGCCGTTGTTGATCCAGTTGCCGTCCTTGTCCTTGCCTTCCTGGATGCCACCGAAGAAGTTGCAAACCACAGTGCCGCTCTCAAACGTGCGCAGTTGCGGATCGCTGATGATACGAATGATGCCGGATGCGTACAGACTCATGGGTTAATCGGGGTGATGTGATTGGCCTCCTCAAAGGCCAGTAGTTGATGCAGTGGATACCGCACGCGTGGTACACCGAATGGCGTGCCGAGGCGTGGCAGCGTGATGTACGGCGGGCCGACACCACGCGAGCGCTGGTGTTTGATCGTCAGGGGGCTAAGCCCCCAACGTGCTGCCAGCTGCTCTGTCGTAAGGCTGGCTTCAGTCTCCAAAGGGATCACCCTCCTCGGTTACGGGCGCCAGTGCCGCCTCGCGCTCCAGTGCCAACTGCAGCAGCTGTTCATGCTGCTCAGGGCTCAGATCAGCCTTGCGGGCTTCCATGCGTGCGGTGACCTCCTGCAGCTTGGCGATCGTATCAGCCTTGGCAATGGCCGCCTTGCCAGCAGCAAAAACCTTTGCATCACCAGCCGGGAGCGCCGGGGCGGTGGTCACCGTCACCGGTTCCACCTCGGCTTGCTGCATCTCATCGGTGCTGTAGACACCGCTGAGGTCAGCAGGAAACGCCTTGCGCAGCGCCAGTGCCTCCGAGCATTTGGCGATCATCGCCGCAGGCATCTTCGACCACAGGCCTTGACCGGCGTTGTAGTCCGCAAACCGCGCTACACCGACAAACGGGTGGCCGCTGCCCTTGCGGTGGATGATGGTCTTAGCCGCTGCCGGTGGCTTGCTGCCAAGCCATACATCAGCCCATTGGCCATCCTCGCCACACCAGTATGTTTCGCTGCCGTCCAGCTGGCCGGTGCGTTCCGCAATGCTGCGAAGGCCGTCGATGCCGGCCTGGATGGTCATCTTGCCGCCGCGCTTGATGGCGTAGATCTGCTTTGAGAACGGATCCAACCCCGTGCGCTGGCAGGCGTAGGCGAACAAGCGCAGCTCATCACCGGTGCAACCCGGCGCGATGGTGCTGCTGATCAGTTGGGTCTGCTCTGGGGTCCAGAG